TTACTTGAAACTATTTTTAAAGTATACAAGCAAAAAGAATTATTAGAAGACGCAATTATTATATATCGTGTACAACGTGCTCCAGAGCGCAGAGTATTCTATGTTGATGTGGGCAACATGCCATCACACCTTGCTATGCAATTTGTGGAGCGTGTTAAGACGGAAATACACCAGAGACGAATCCCATCGTCAACAGGGGGTGGTGCTAATGTCATAGACAGTTCATACAACCCTTTGTCAATCAACGAAGATTACTTCTTTCCACAAACTGCTGAAGGACGTGGTTCAAAAGTTGAAACACTACCAGGCGGTACAAACTTAGGAGAAATTGATGACCTTAGATATTTTACTAATAAGCTCGTACGTGGTTTACGAATCCCTAGCAGCTATCTACCAACCGGGGCTGACGACAGTGCTTCTCAATACAATGACGGACGAGTTGGCACAGCCTACATACAAGAACTAAGATTTAACACTTACTGTGAAAGACTACAAAACTTAATTGTTGAAGAGTTTGACACAGAGTTTAAACGTTACTTGTTAGAAAAGGGTGTTAACATTGATACTGCAATGTTTGATCTTAAATTCCAACCGCCACAGAACTTTGCAAGTTATAGACAAGCTGAAATTGACAATGCTCGTGTGCCAACATATACACAAATGAGTGCTATACCTTATATGTCAAATAGATTTGCATTAAAACGCTTCTTAGGTATGAATGATGAAGAGATTGCAGAGAACGAACGTATGTGGCGTGAAGAGAATGAAGAGAATCTAGAGCCGTTACCAGGCGATACTAGTGCAGAAATGCGTGATGCAGGAATTAGTAGTGCAGGTATCGGCGCAGACCTAGGTGGAATAGAAGATGAAGCTCCTGATGATGTTGACGGAGTCGAAGGCAGTGATGGTGCGGGACCAGAAACTGTTACAGGGCAAGAACTTGGAGCACCAGCTCCAGGAACTGAGCAAACGATATAAATACAATATGATACTAAGAGAATTATTTTATCACGACCGTGAAACTGTTGAATTTGTAGACGATAAACGCTACGAAGAAGACTATGACGATTCGCCAATGAAAAAAGACGATACTCGTAAGACAAGATTGACTCTTAGTCAAATCAATCGTATCCGCAAAGCATCTGAGCTACATACTGAAGAGGCGCGAGAGGAACAAGAGTTCGTTAAGCAAATGTATGGTCTAGCAGCAAACGCAGAGGCAGGCGGAGTTTAATAATTGATAAAAACAGCATTTGTGCTAGGCAATGGTACTAGCCGAAAGTCAATCGATTTGAATCAACTAAACGACAAAGGAACTGTATATGGCTGTAATGCTTTATATAGAGAATTTGATCCTAATTTTTTAGTTGCAGTTGACACTAAAATGATTCTCGAAATTAATCAAGCAGGATATCAGCACAGTCATTCAGTTTGGACTAATCCTAATCGTGCATATAATGGAATAAGTGGATTTAACTTTTTTAATCCTAGTAAAGGATGGAGTAGTGGTCCTACTGCGCTATGGCTTGCTAGTACACACGATACACAAGATATTTATATAGTTGGTTTTGACTACCAAGGCATTGATGATAAAATTAATAATGTATATGCCGATACTCGTAACTATAAAAAAAGTAACGAACGTGCAACATTTCACGGCAATTGGTCAAAACAAACTATGATTACTTGCCAAAAATATTCTCAAAAGAGATATATACGTATATTAGGAGATGACGGCTTCATTCCAAAAGAGTTTGAAAGATTATCTAATCTAGAACATATTAATGTTGAAGAATTTAAAAAAATCTTCAACTTTTCGTAAATTTACGAAAACGAGTCGTTTTGGGCCTATTTCTACATACATTTCTGTATAAATAGTAAATACAATATGACAGCCCCGCACATGTATCTTTGCCTGTGCGAACTAAACATTTATAGGAGTTAACAATGTCAGATCAAAATAAATTTGAGAAGATGCTAGAGCTACTTGTCAACGAAGACAAGACGGCAGCAGAAGAATTATTTCATGAGATCGTAGTTGAGAAATCACGCGATATCTATGAGTCACTACTAGAAGACGAAGCAGAAGTTGATGAAGCTGATGACGAAGCAGTAGATGAGTCAGACGAAGACCTAGACGAAGCAGATGACGAAGAAGTTGATGAGTCAGACGAAGACTTAGACGAAAACTTTGAGTTAGACACAATGAGTGTTGAAGCAGACGACGACATGGGCGGCGATCCAGCTGACGACATGATGACTGACCTAGGCATGGACGACGAAGGCGGAGAAGGCGACGACGATATGGGCGATGCAGAAGATGATGCAGGCGTTGAAGATCGTGTAGAAGACTTAGAAGATGCATTAGACGACCTAAAAGCAGAATTTGAAAAAATGATGGCTGGTGACGACGAAGGCGAAGACGACGGCGAAGAAGCTGACGATGCTGAAGACGACATGGACATGGATGCTGAAGAAGAGCCAGAAGAAGCAATGGCTTTTGAAGCAGCAGATGAAGAAGTTGAAGAAGCAGATGAAGAAGTTGAAGAAGGCGATAAGTCAGCAACTGAAACAATGCGCGAGTATGTTGAAAAAGTATCAGCTACAATGGGTGACAACGGTGCAAACTCAAAGTCATCAGTAGCAGGCGCAAACAACATGGGCGGAACAGCAGGTAACTTGAATCAATCAGCAGTAGCTGGAGATCCAGAAGCCGGAGCAGGTTCAACTGTTAAAGGTTCAGCACTTAGTGATACAAGTGCAAAAGACATTGGTACTGGTAACATTAATGTTCCTGGTGGCAAGGCTGCAAAAGCAGGTAAAACTGTTCCTGCAGGGCATGGCGCAGAGAAAAAAGGCGCTGGCGAAACTGCTGACAAGGCAGCTGGCAGTACTTTAAATAAAGTATCTACTAGAGCTAAGTAAGCAAGGTTAAGGACTGATTGATGAAAAACCTACAAGAGCATTTGACATTCGACCAAGCTAATATAGTGCTTGAAGGCGCCAACGAAGGAAAAGACCTTTACTTAAAAGGTATTATGATCCAAGGTGGAGTCCGCAACGCTAATCAGCGAGTGTACCCTGTAAATGAAATAGGCAGGGCTGTCAAAACTCTCAATGATCAAATTACTGGAGGATACAGTGTCCTTGGAGAAGTTGATCATCCAGAAGGTCTTAACATTAATATCGACCGTGTAAGCCATATGATTACGGAAACGTGGATGGAAGGCGATAACGGTTATGGTAAGCTAAAAATACTACCTACACCGATGGGAAACCTAGTTAAAACAATGTTGGAAAACGGCGTTAAACTAGGTGTCTCGTCACGTGGTAGCGGTAACGTGGCAGAAGACGGTAGCAATACCGTCTCTGACTTTGAAATAATCACTGTGGACGTTGTGGCTCAGCCTAGCGCCCCTGGTGCATATCCTACTCCAATTTATGAGACACTCATGAATGCACGAGGTGGAATGAAGGCATGGGAACTAGCACAGGCAACAAAGCACGACACAAAGGCACAAAAGTATCTTAAGGAATCACTAATCAGTATGATTAGTAAACTCCAATGAAACAGGAGAAAGAAATGATAGATGCACTAAAAACTCTATTTGAAAATGACGTTGTTTCAACTGAAATTAGAGATCAAATTGAAGAAGCTTGGGAAGCAAAGATTCAGGAAAACAAAATGCAGGCAACTGCTGAGTTACGTGAAGAGTTTGCTGGTAAGTATGAGCACGATAAATCAACTATGGTTGAAGCTATCGACTCAATGCTATCTGAGCGTCTTGCTGAAGAGATTGCAGAGTTTGTGGATGACCGCAAGCAGCTCGCAGAAGCAAAAGCAAAATATGCTATTGCAATGCGTGAAAATGCAAATCTACTAAAGGGTTTCGTTGCTGAAAACTTAGCAACTGAAATTAAAGAATTAAGAGCAGACAAGAAAGCAATGGCTGAATCATATGCCAAGCTTGAAGAGTTTGTTGTTGAGTCTCTAGCAGGTGAAATTGTAGAATTCAATGAAGACAAAAAAGACTTAGCAGAAACCAAGGTACGCCTTGTACGTGAAGCTAAGACACACTTTGCTAAAGTTAAAACTAACTTTATCGAAAGAAGTGCTACAGCAGTATCTGAAATGGTTGGCAAATCACTTAAAGGTGAAATCCATGCATTGAAAGAAGATATTGACGCAGCGCGAAGCAACGACTTTGGTCGTAAGATATTTGAAGCATTTGCAAATGAGTATACAACTTCACACTTGAATGAAAATTCAGAAGTTAGTAAGCTTATGGACGTATTAAATGTTAAAGATAAGCAATTAGTAGAAGCGAAAGCCTTTGCTACTAAAGCTAAAACACTTGCAGAATCAGCAAACAAAGAGAAATCTCGTTTAGTTGAGACAGCAAAGAGAACTAAGATTATGACTGGGTTGATTTCGCCACTAGGCAAAGATCAACGCGAGATTATGACAGACTTACTGGAATCAGTACAAACCGATAGACTTCAAAAATCTTTTGACAAGTACTTACCATCAGTTATTGACGGAAATACTCCAGCAAAGCGTAAGGCACCCCTTACAGAAGGCAAAGAAATCACAGGCAACCGTACGGAACAACCAAAAATGACAACTAAAGCAGACGAAACAAATAATAATGTCCTAGACATTCGTCGTCTTGCTGGATTAAATTAAGGAGATAATGATGTCAGAATTACTAGAATCACGCTGGGTAGACACCAAAAACGCACTTCTTGAAGGCCTGCAAGGCAACAAGAAAAGCGTAATGGCTGCTACACTAGAAAACACTCGCAAGTATTTGTCAGAGAGTGCAACCGCAGGCGCAACTTCAGCAGGTAACGTAGCTACACTTAACCGTGTAATCCTACCAGTTATCCGTCGTGTTATGCCAACAGTTATTGCTAACGAATTAGTTGGCGTACAACCAATGACTGGACCAGTTGGTCAAATTCACACATTACGTGTACGTTATTCAGAAACAATGGATGACACAAGTACAGGTGACACTGATACTACAGCAGGCGAAGAGGCTCTAAGCCCATTCAAAATTGCTGAAGCATATTCAGGTGATGCTACAACTGCAAAAGCTGCAAGTACTGCTTCTTTAGAAGCAGAACCAGGCAGAAAAATGTCAATTCAAATCTTGAAGCAGACAGTAGAAGCTAAGACACGTAAATTGTCAGCTCGCTGGACGTTTGAAGCTGCACAAGACGCACAGTCTATGCATGGTATTGATGTTGAAGCAGAAATCATGGCAGCTCTTGCACAAGAGATTACTGCTGAGATCGACCAAGAAGTAATTGGTTCACTTGTAACTTTGAGTGGCACTGCTGCACAAATTTATAACCAAACTACTGTAAGTGGTACAGCTACTTTCGTAGGTGATGAGCATGCTGCACTAGCTGTTCAAATCAACCGCGTAAGTAACTTGATTGCACAGCGTACACGTAGAGGCGCAGGTAACTGGGCAGTGGTATCACCATTTGCACTAACTATCCTACAGTCTGCTACAACTTCAGCGTTCGCAAGAACAACTGAAGGTACATTTGAAGCTCCAACTAACACTAAGATGGTTGGTACTTTGAACAATGCAATGAAAGTATATGTTAACACATATGCAGCTGACGATGCTCCAGTTCTTATTGGATACAAAGGCGCAAGTGAGTCGGACGCAGCAGCGTTCTATTGCCCATATATCCCACTAATGAGCTCAGGCGTTGTATTGGATCCAGGTACGTTCGAACCAACAGTATCATTCATGACACGTTATGGATATGTTGAGTTGAACAACACTGCTTCATCGCTTGGTAATGCAGCTGATTACTTAGGTAACGTTGGCATTGCTGCTGGTGTAACTTTCCAGTAAAGTTTTACTTTAAAGCTGAAATTAAAAAGGGCTCCTTAGGGGGCCCTTTTTTACGACTTGATAAAATAATAAGGAATACACATGGACATAGTATTAGTAGTAAGTCTTTTTTTAGTTTTGTTTATATTTGAACCAGGCAATAAGAAGATAAACGCTTATTGTAAA